CACCGGTTTGCGCGCCGAGGGGCGCGATGTCGTCGTGCTCGAGGCGCGTGATCGGCCCGGTGGTCGGGTGCTGTCGCTTGGGGGCTACGATCTGGGCCCGGCATGGATTTGGCCGCATAATCGGCGGACGCTGGCGCTGATCGACCGGCTTGGCCTGCAGGTGTTCGACCAGCAAAGCGCGGGCAGACTGGTCTTCGAGGATGCCGCAGGGGCAATTCGCCGTGATCTCGATTTTGCAACCATGGGTGGCGCGTTGCGCGTTGACGGCGGCCTTGCCCGTGTGACGGACGCCCTTGCGGCGCCCTTGGCCGACAGGCTGCATTTGGGGCACCGCGTCGATACCGTTGAGCCGTCGGCGCATTCGGTGGCGATAGCCGGCTCTTGGGGCACCCTTTGTGCTGAGCGCGTAGTGCTTGCCCTTCCGCCCCGTCTGGCAAACCGGTTGGGTGTCGCTGTTCCCGATGCGCCGACATGGATGGCCGGGCATGCGAAATTCGTTGCTGTGTACGATGCACCGTTCTGGCGGGCGCAGGGCCTGAACGGGGATGCAATCTCCCATCGTGGGCCGCTTGCGGAAATCCATGACGCCTCACCGGCGGATGCGGGCGAGGGGGCGCTGTTCGGCTTTGCTCTGCCGGGGGCCGCCCGGTCGCCCCGGTTCCGCGACGCCGCGCTGAAGCATCTTTCGCGCCTGTTCGGCCCCGACGCCGCAGAGCCGACAGCCGTCTATCTGCAAGACTGGAGCACGGAAGACGAGACCGCGACACAGGCCGACCTGACGCCGCCGCAGGCCCATCCGGCCTATACGGAAATTGCGCCGCAGGGCCGCGTGTTTTTTGCAGGCACGGAGACTGCATCGCAGGATGGCGGGTTCCTCGAGGGCGCGTTGGAAGCGGCGGAGCGTGTCGGCCGTGAACTCACCCGCCCCCGGGTGGAGGCCTGATCCGGCGACGCGGGGTCCAAGGCGTTTTCTGGCATCCGCGAACCGGCTTGATCCTTCTGTGACGCGCTACATCTTGCGGCCGTTCCGCCGCATTGTTCGGGCCGCGACCAATTGCTAGTCCTGTCCAAGGAACGCGAAAGGGAAGCCCGCCATGCCCGTGATCACAGACATCGAAGACCTGCGCCGGATGCATCAGCGGCGGACGCCCAAGATGTTCTACGACTACGCGGAGTCCGGCAGCTGGACGGAACAGACCTTTCGCGAGAACACCTCGGATTTTGCCGATATCCGCCTGCGACAGCGCATCGCCGTCGACATGACGGGGCGGAGCACGACAGGCAAGATGGTCGGACAAGACGTGTCGATGCCCGTTGGCCTTGCGCCGGTCGGGCTGACGGGAATGCAGCGGGCCGATGGTGAAATCCTCGCCGCCAAGGCCGCCGAGAAATTCGGCGTTCCTTTCACCCTGTCGACCATGTCGATCTGCTCGATCGAGGATGTTGCCGCGCGCACCTCGAAACCGTTCTGGTTTCAGGTCTACACGCTGAAGGATGATGACTTCATGAAGCGGCTTTTCGCCCGTGCGAAGGACGCGAAATGCCATGCCATCGTCATTACCGTCGATCTGCAGATTCTCGGCCAACGGCACAAGGACCTCAAGAACGGGTTGTCGGCCCCGCCCAAGTTCACCCTCGCCTCGATGGCCAACCTCGCCACCAAGGTGCCTTGGGGGCTGGAGATGCTGCAAACCCCACGGCGGTTCTTTGGCAATATCGTCGGCCATGCCAAGGGCGTGTCGGACCCGTCTTCGCTGGCGTCCTGGACGGCCGAGGCCTTTGACCATTCGCTGGATTGGGACCGGATCAAGGAATTGCGCAGTTGGTGGGACGGCCCGGTGATCCTCAAGGGGATCCTCGACGCCGAAGACGCCAAGATGGCCGCCAATGTCGGCGCCGATGCGATCGTGGTGTCGAACCATGGCGGTCGGCAACTGGACGGCGCGCTCAGCTCGATCCGTATGCTGCCGCAGATCATGGACGCCGTGGGCGACAAGATCGAGGTGCATTTTGACAGCGGTATCCGGTCCGGGCAGGACGTGCTGAAGGCCTTGGCGCTCGGGGCGCAGGGCACCTATATCGGGCGCGCGTTCGTGAACGGCCTCGGGGCCATGGGCCAGCAAGGCGTCACCAAGGCGCTTGAGATCATCCACAAGGAACTCGATACCACCATGGCCCTGTGCGGCGAGCGGGACGTGGCCAATCTGGGGCGGCACAACCTGTTGCTGCCGGACGATTTCGAGACGAAATGGTCCTGACGCGCTGCTGACTGGCAAGAGGGGCGGCCCGGTCGCCTCTCGGGGCCAAAATGCGGGTTTCGAAGGAAGCCGCGTGCGACCGTCTACGGGCCGTGGACCGGCACCCGTTAAAGCCTGAAAACTGCAGCTAGCATCCCAAGGGGGTGTGGCGGAGAGACAGTCCGCCGGTAGCCGAGTCAAATCAAGAATAACCATTCTAAAACAATGCGTTACGAATGACGCGTGTCGCGATTTGTGCAGCAAACCGTGCAGCAAATTCTGGGCAATGCCCAGAATGGCGAGACTCGAATCTCTGACAAGAAAAAACCCCGCAGCGGAAGGAACGCTGCGAGGTCACATTTTCACCAACCAACAACATCAGAAAAAGGAGGTTCCCAATGCCTGATGAAATACTTAACTGGAATGCATCTAAGAGTCAAGTGCAACTACTTGAAAAGCACGCCGAACTGATCGAGTTCGGTGTCTCGGCCCATTGGCTGAAGCCGCGTAGCAAAGCGCCCGTCGAGTTCGACTGGTCGACTCTACCCCGAAAGTCGCTCGACGACCTCTGTGACACCTACCGCGACGGTTACAATATGGGGTTTCGCACCGGCACGCCCTCCAAGACTCGGGATGGCTATTTTCACGTTCTCGACGTGGACGTGAAGGATGCCAGCAAAGCGCATGAGGCATTGGCCGCCGCGCGCCAGATCGTGCCAGGGCTGGACCAGTTGCCTTGCGTCGTATCGGGCAATGCCAACGGCGCGCGGCGCCATTTCTACATGTTTACAGAACACCCATTACGCACGATGCGCTACCTCGCCAGTGATGACGGCTGGAAAATCGAACTCTTGGGCGACGGCGCACAAGTGGTCGCGCCGGGGTCCATCCACCCGGATTCCGGCAAGCGATATCGTTGGGCTGAGGGCAGGGACGCCATGCCTGATCTATGGAGCCTAATTGGCGCTCCGACTGTTTCGGCTGACCTCTTCCCGGCAGCGCAAGAGCCTTTCGAGGATCTTCTTGCGGACCCTGAGCCTGAGCGTCCAGACGTGCCTTTCGAAACAGTAAAAAGCGCGCTGGCCGCTATCACAGACGCTGACGATCGTGACGATTGGCTGAAGGTCGGTATGGCCCTTCACGATTGGGATGACGGCGGCGCAACGGCGTTCGACCTTTGGGGCGAATGGTCCCGGCAATCCGAGAAATACAACGCTAAGGATCAGCGCAGAACTTGGAAGTCATTTGGCCGGAACCGTCGGGGTAAGCAGACGACCATTGGAACGCTTCTGATGCTGGCCGAACAACACGGGTGGGACCGGCTCAAAATCACCGCCGACGACTTTGACGATCTGCCGCCGCTTGAGCCGGACTTTCTGGATCTGCTAGCGGATGCGGATACGTCCGACGACCTCGACGATATTCTGGCCGCACCGGACAAGGGCGAAAAGCCATCGCGCCTTACCTTTCTGTCACCAGAAGACTGTGTAGCCGCGCCGCGTCGGGGCTACGTCGTGAAGGGCCTTCTGGCACCGGGCGACGTTGGCGCAATCGTTGGGCAGCCGGGTTGCGGCAAGTCCACAATCGCACCGTATCTGGCCTACTGTGTGGCTCAGGGGGCAATGGCTTTCGGGCTGAGAACGAAGCAGGGCGGCGCCTTCTACGTGGCCGCTGAAGACCCGCACGGGATGCAGCAAAGGGTCCATGCCCTGCGAGAGACCTACGGCGCCGCGCCGGGCTTCAAGGTCGTGGCGGGCTTGAACGGTGGACTACTGGACAAGAACGCACCGGACTTCAAAGCACTTGTCGCCGCCGTTAAGGCAGAGCGTCCCGCGCTGGTCGTGATCGACACTATGGCAGTGGCGTTCCCCGGTCTTGAGGAAAACGACGCGGCAAAGATGGGACGGGTCGTGGCTGTAGCGCGGGCGCTGACCCGCTGGGGGGCGGCTGTCCTTGTTGTCCACCACGATACGAAGGCAGGCGACGGGTTGCCACGCGGTCACTCGATCCTGAACGGTGCGCTGGACGTGTCATTGGCCTTGAAGCGCGACGGCAAGATCGTGCGCGGCTACCTTTCGAAAAACCGGAACGGCCCGTGCGACCTAGATCTGGCCTTCACGATCCAGAGCCGTGACGTAGGCCTTGATGAAGATGGTGACGCTGTGACCGCCGCGCTCTGCAATCCATTGGTCGAGGCGGATCAGGGCGACAGGTCCGTGAGGCTCAAGAATGCGACGCAACGCGCGTTCATGGATGCGCTGTATTCCATGATGGATTGTAGCGCATCTGAAGGTGTGGCGACGAAAGACCTCAAGATGCGCTGTATCGCATCCAGGTGCCTATCAAGTTCGGACAAACCCGACTCTCAAGAACGAAGTTTCCGGCGCGTTCTTAAGGAGTTGTCCGGACAAGGCTATCTCTCCAAGTCTGTCCGGTTCGAAGACGGACAAGAGGCCATTAAGCCACTGTATTCATTGGAACAGTGCCTAGGCTCAGCGAAGGCCGGACAAGAGCGGACAAGGCCGGACAAGGCCAATTGTCCGGACGACATTGCCCGGACGGACACGGACAACACCCTTAGGGTTGTCCGGTTGTCCGGCTGTCCCGGTTCGAGTGGAGACCAGGAGGGCGGGGGCTGATGGATTGGTATGACCAGACGACCGCATCGGAGCCGATGCGCTGTATCGCAGCTAAGATATCTCGCATCGCTATGGGTCCTTCCCATGGGGTGGGACACGCGGGGGGCGCTGACCGCGAAACCTCACGCTTTGCAGAATTTTTCAATCGAGGTGAAATCAGGTGACAGCTATGGAAACTGACGAGTTTATCGACCTTCTCGCGCCGACACCTTCTGAGCTTGAGACAGCTGCTTCTGAGCGGCTCCCAGAGATCGTGCCGACAGATACCATGGCCGACCTGCTAGGCGTCTCAGCGGGCCGGATACAGGCACTTGCGCGTGACGGCACCTTGGTCCGCGTCGAGCCAGGCAAATACGATCTGCGGGCTTCGCTCCGCAAATACACCGCTGCACTACGCGACAAGGCGACGGGTCGAGCACAATCAACCCTTGCCGCCGAGAAGGAACGCCTCGCGCGTGAGAACGCCGACAAGGTGGCGCTGCAAAACGCCAAGGCACGAGGCGAACTGGTCGCGACCGGCGAGGTGGAACGCGAATGGGCCAGCGTGTTGCGCGACGTGCGGGCTGGCATGCTGGCTGTCCCCGCGCGTATCGGTGCGACGCTTCCGCATCTGACGGTCCATGACGTGGGCGAGATTGACCGCGAAATTCGCGCATCTTTGGAGGGCTTGGCCGATGGGAATTGAATTGATCCGCCGCAATGCACTGCAAGCCCTTCGCCCGCCGCCTGTCCAACCATTGGCCGACTGGATTGAGGCCAACGTATTCTTGCCTGAGATCCACTCTGCCACGCCTGGGCGCATGAGGCTTTGGGCCTATCAGCGCGGGATCTGCGAGGCCGTGGACGACCCTGAAATTGAACGAATAACCGTCCTGAAATCCGCGCGCATTGGCTACACGCAACTCTTGTCCGGCGTCATTGGGGCATTTTGTGCGAACGCGCCATGTCCCATACTGGCTGTCCAGCCGACAGCCGACGACGCACGGGATTACGCGGTGGACCTCGAAGCCCTTTTCGAGGCGTCGCCCGCGCTGCGTGGGATCTTGACCACGGAGGCCGATGAGCGGGGGCGTTCCACGCTTCTCAATCGGAAGTTTGCAGGTGGGAGCCTGAAGTTTCTCGCGGCAAAATCGCCTCGCAATCTGAGGCGACATACTGCGAAGATCCTTCTTTTGGACGAGATCGACGGCTACGAGGTCAGCCCCGAAGGCGACCCCGTAACCATCGCGGAAATGCGGACGATGACATTCCGCGACCGAAAGATCATCGCGGGAAGTACGCCTGTTTTCGATCACGGCCCGTCAACAAGGCTCTATGAAAAATCGGACCAGCGGGTCTTTGAAGTGCCATGCCCGTCCTGCGGCGAGTTCAGCGAAATCGCATGGCGCGATATTCGCTGGACCGAAGGGGATCCGGGGTCGGCGCATTGGGTTTGCCCGAAAAACGGCTGCGTGGTCGAGGAAAAGGAAAAAGCTGCCATGGTGGCGTTTGGGCGCTGGAGGGCGACGCGGCCTGAAGTAACGGGTCATGCGGGGTTCCGGATCAACGCGCTGGTTAGTCCCCATCACAATGCCCGGTGGAGCAAGCTGGTGGCTGAGTTCCTTGAAGCCAAACGCTCCCCTGAAACCTTGCAGGCCTTCACGAACCTTGTGCTTGGCGAGCCATGGAAGACGGAAGGCGAGGATCTGGACGAGCACGCGCTGTTTCAGCGCCGCGAAGCGTTCGATCTGGACAATTTGCCTCCAGAGGTCCTGTTCCTGACCGTTGGCGTAGACTGTCAGGATGATCGGTTGGAAGCTGTGGTGCTCGGGCATGGTGAAACCGATATTTTCGTTCTAGACCATCGCGTCTTTTGGGGCGCGATAGACGGTGAAGCGGTTTGGACCGACTTGGACTCCTTGCTTCGACAGACCTGGAAACACCCGAACGGCGGGCAGATTGGAGTTGACGCAGCGGCAATCGACTCAGGTGATGGGGGCCATACGGATTTGGTGCACCAGTTCACGCGGTCACGATTTGGCAGACGCGTGGTATCCATTAAGGGCGTGCCGGGGTTTTCACGCCAGTTCTTGCAGCGATCGAGTAGCAAGGGTGCGCCACTGTGGCTGGTGGGGTCGGACGCCGTGAAGGCGCAACTGTTCAACCGGCTCAATCGGGGGGAGGGCGTCCGTTTTGGGGCTGCGTTGGAAGCCGTTTATTTCGAACAACTTACCAGCGAACGGCGGGTGGTGCGGTACTCGCATGGCAAGCCGGTGGCCCGCTTCGAACGGATCAAAGGCAAGCGCGCCGAGACCTTGGACGCGACGGTCTATGCATGGGCTGCGAGGCAGTTGCTTGGCCAAAATGTCGAGCAAAGAGCAGAAGAGCTTGCAACCCGTGCCGTACCAAGACCAGAGCCGACAGTCGCGAGGTCAAAGTGGTTGGGGCATTGATGGTTTACACCACGCTTTCCAAAAGGGCGATTTCGTCGGCGGTGAGGTCGAAGAGGTCGTAGACGATGCCGTCGATCTTCGCCTCGGCTTGCGCGATCTCGGCGGTGAGACGGGCGATTTCAGCGCGGTCGCGGGTGATCCAGTCTTCCCAGTCGGAACGTTCGGACAGAGGAATATCGGCCTTGAAGGCCTTCTTCACCTCGGCCCGGAAGGCGGCGAAGTCTGGCAGGGTCCACCCGCTTCACGACGGCGCGAGGGGTGGTTTCCGGACTTTCGTTGCGCGAGCGAGCGCTATTAGGTCTTGACACAAAGCAGCCGTTCAGAATTTGGGTGGTTAGACCTCGAATTCTGAACAGCTAAACTTAGCGCCGACACGATGACTGCCGACTACGAGTTGCGGCTGGACCTCGAATTCTGAACAGCTAAACTCGTCACAGTCACAATCGCGTCGTTATCTTCGTTGCGGCTGGACCTCGAATTCTGAACAGCTAAACTGCGGCGAAGGTGTGGCCGTCCGGCATGTAGTTGCGGCTGGACCTCGAATTCTGAACAGCTAAACTGACACGGCTTTCATTCTGGTGCAAGATGGTTGCGGCTGGACCTCGAATTCTGAACAGCTAAACTAATACAAAGTTGCAGAAAGGCTGCCCGGTGGTTGCGGCTGGACCTCGAATTCTGAACAGCTAAACTTTCCATCCGCCGCGTTCTTGCGCGAATGGGGTTGCGGCTGGACCTCGAATTCTGAACAGCTAAACTGCGCGCTGGCCGAGGATGGCGGCACACCTGTTGCGGCTGGACCTCGAATTCTGAACAGCTAAACTTGACCTTACCCGTCGCCACGCGCCACCTCGTTGCGGCTGGACCTCGAATTCTGAACAGCTAAACTCAGGATCACGGTCGTCTGCGTCTTGTCGTGGTTGCGGCTGGACCTCGAATTCTGAACAGCTAAACTGTAGGCTGCCATCTGCTCCTCCATGTGGCGGTTGCGGCTGGACCTCGAATTCTGAACAGCTAAACTTGTTCCTCTTCCAAGCTCCTGAAAACACAGGGGCATTGGGAGGGGACAAGTGAGGCAAACCGAAGAAACGTCATCAAAACAGCGCCAGTTGTTCCGGATTCTTCCTAGCCGCCCTGCGGCCCTGATCAGAGAAGTGAACAATATCACGATATTGCCGGTCGGTGAAGTTGAGGATCTGGATGTCGCCCTTGTCGGGCAGATGTCGCTCGATGCGGTTCACGCGCGTTTGGAACGCCTCTTTGCCGTTGACGAAGCGGGCATAGACCGAGAACTGACTGCGCTCGAAACCCTCATCAAGCAGGAAATTCCGAAAGTCCGTCGCCGCCTTCCGCTGCGGCTTGGTGTCGGTGGGTAAATCAAACATCACGAGAATCCACATGAGTCGGTATCCAGACAGATAGACAGCTGCGGTGGTCATGCTCCCAACCCCGCAAGGGTCAGGGCATCGGGCGGTGAAGGCAGTGCAAGGTTCAGGCGTCCCGTCTCGAAGCTCTGACCCAGCGACACAGCGAGTTTGCCGAGTGCGACGGACATCGGTGTCTGACCACTCCCCAAGGGCAAATCGAGAGCTATGAGCCTTGCCAAGGTCTGTTTGGCCTCTGTATCCACCTCCGGGCCGTTACGGGCGGAGAGACCACGGACGCAACAATCGACAATTGGTCGGAACGGCTCCATCAGGTCATCTGCCAGTGCAAAGGCGTTCCCCCTGTTGGAATGGTGCAGTCCGATGGTGGGGTGCAACCCTGCGGCCACAACGGCGCGCGCGGTGGCAGCCCGCAGGACGGTGTATCCGTAGTTCAACAGCGCATTGAGATCGGGTGCGGCGCGATCCCGTCGAAACTCCTCACCCATCATGCGAGGCCAGTAATACCGGGCGGCCTGGGCTTCGACGTTGGTGGTGTCGCCGCTGGTGACCTTGCGCTTGAGCATGGCAACGGGTGCGTGGGTCTCTCCCATGGCCTCCAGAGCGGCAGCCTGCATGGCGATCTTGCAGATCACCACCTGTTTCCAAGCTCTCTTCAGAAGTGGAGCCTTGGCTTGCCATTGGGCGCGCAGACGGGCGCCCTGAGCATGATGCCCCTCTAAAGGGAGGAGAACGGATCGGGGTGCGTGGTTGGAGCCACACAAAACGACCGGCGCTCCGCGCTCCGCGAGTTCGGTCAAGAGCGAGGTTGACCACGTGGTCCCATGGGCGTGCACGATCACCGCTGCGATCTGGTCGAGCGGTATACGGCCGATTTCTTCGGCGCCTTCGCTGACTTTCAGGAAACCACGGTTACGAGAAAGATGCCGACCATCGGTCGAGATATCGACGATCTGATCCATGCCTTCACCCCCAAATCTTTGGAATGTTGGCATGTTTTGTCGATTCGGGCGAATCCAGCCTAGCTGAGCTTGGCGCCTCCGTCCCGAAGCCGACCAATCTCATCGACAGATACACGGCGGATCCTAGATGAGACCGCCGGCCGCGCCGCAATCTGGATCCACTTAAATGGATCGGATTTGTCGTTGTTTCGCGTGTCAGCATTTGCCTCGTTATGCGGAACAATGAACAAGCCATTTGCAATGTCCATTTTCTGGACATGACCGACGACCGTTTGTCCGTCTCGTTCGAACGCGACCATGTCTCCCTTGTGCACCCGCAAAAGACGCTTGGCCGCGGGGTGCGGCCGCTTTTCACCTTCCCGGGTATGGGCCTCGAAGGTCGTGATGACTTGGGCCTCGATCTTGCCGTCGGGCAACCGCCAGATCTCGAACATGTGGTTGCTGCCGCCCTGGTATGCCTTGATCGGATGATGAGCGGGCACAGGAATCCGAGCCTGCTTTTGGAGGGGCTTGATAATGCGCACCCTGCGGATGCCCTGATATGGGCCCGGCTTGGACGCGAATTCGCGCAGGGCCTTTTCGTAGTCCTTGCCGGTCTTGTCGCCGGTTGCCGCGCGCAGCGCCTTTCGCAACTGCGGGTCGCGCACCTGGCCACTCCGGCCTGCCTCATCGAGCAGCTGCGCAGGCTTGACGCTGAACAAATCGGTCCGGCTGGCAACGTACGTGTCATCGACGATGGAATAGGCGGTTTCCTGATGCAACTGACCGGCGGTGCTATCCTTGCCTTGCTTGCGTGCCTCCTTGTCGATCCGACCGTGATCGGCGCGATGACTGACGATGATCCTGCCGAGCCGAGCCTCGAGATCACTCCGGAACCCTTCTCAGGGCGGCGGCGTCTCACGGGCGATGAGTTCGGCGGACTGGCCGGCCTCTTCGCCTTGACCGGCAGCGCGGCTTATATGGTTAAGCAAGCTTCGGTCCGTCGCGGCGACCACGGCGGCGTCGATGGCGTGATGGCGGTGATCGGTGCGGTTCTTGGCCTTGACCGGACCGCGCTCGACGTCGCTCAGCAGGGAATTAAGCCCCCAGTGCCGCCGCAGCATTTCCGTCAGTCGTCCGGGAACGACCCACACATGGCCGCCCTCGCTGAACAACGTGTCGAGGTAGGTGCGCGATATCCGGGCGAGGTATTGGGTGTCCACCAGCGCCCGGTCGAGAAAATCGTTTTCCCCTTCGAACCGCTGCATGGAGTCCGGGGCAAAGCGCCAGCGTTTGTTGTCGGGCAGGTTCTTCAGGTTGGCTTCGATCGCGTCCCATTTCTCTGTCCCGCCCCAAGCCTCCCATGGCGTCTGGTTGCGCTTCGCGCGGTTGGCCTCCCTGAGGCAGAGCGTGCGGTTGGCGAAGCTGTCGTCAAGCGTGCGCGAATAGGGCAGGATGTGATCCACATCGCAAGAGCCATCGAAGATCATCGCGGCTGAAATGCGCTCGCCCGTATAAGGGCAGAAGCGGCGCATGGAATCATCGGGGTTCAGATCCTCCCAAAGCCGCAACAGCATCCGGTTGCGGCCATTATCCTCGATCCCTAGCTCTTCAAGCTTCTCACTCCGCTTTTTCGCAGCATCTGTCGCCTCGCGGATGTTTCGCATAGCGTCTTTTTTTTGTTTCTCGGATTGCTTCAATTCCCGCGCCAGTTCCACGACGATCTGGTCCGGTTTTCCATAGGTCTCGATGATCTTATTCACCAGACGCCGAAGCTGGTTCAGCCCGATATGGACGGTTGGATTGGTGATCCGGCCATAGCGGGTTACGTCGTCATCCTGCGGGTTGTAGCTGCCCGGAATGACATGCCTTTCTAAAACTTCGCCGTAATATGGCAGGCGGTTGAGGCATTCACCAGTGCGCTGATCCGAATGATGCCAGCCGCAAGCGGCTACGGCTTCTGAATAGGTAGCGACAGTCGCCTCCAGCTTCTCTAGGATGCGGGTGGTCGCGCTCAGCCCCAACCGCCCGTAACCCTCGGGCAGCGGTGCATTCGCTACTGCCTCGGCATGGTCGCGGTCGAGCGCATGGTTATTCATCAGCCACTCAACCAGCGCGCCATATTCCGCATCACTCTGCACCTTGCGGATGCGGCCTACGACGTCCCATTGCGCCTCGCCGTCAAGCGTGGACCAGCGCGGGCCGAAACGATCGGGATGTGAAAGGCTGGCCCGGACCGGATCGCAGGCGATTGAATCGCGGACCCCGGTTTCCAGTGTGAAGCGTTCGCCGTCGCGCAGTTTCAGTACCTTTGCCAGTGCGGACAGTTTCAGGACCATAGAAGTCAACGATGCCGTAGGCTTCTTGTTGTCCAACGCACGAATGATCTGATCGCGTTCCGCCAGCGTTAGGGGTCGGGTTTCGCGCCCGTCCGCTGTGACGCGCAGCTGGTTCACGGTTTCGTAGAGCACGCGGCGCTGGGTCAGCGGGTGGGCCTTAGGAAGGCGCCGCTCGTCAGAGGGAATATCATGGTAGCCCGAGAAAAGGCACAGACCGACTTCCGGTTCCTTAAGGGGGCGCTGGTAGAAGATCTTTTCAAAGACCAGATCGCGTAATTCGTCATTCAATTCAGCATGATAGAGCGCCTGCGCCGACCAGAGCTTGTGAAACTCCTCCTCTAGATGTCTCCGGTCCGGGTAGAAATCGTAACCGGCTTCTTCCTTGCCATCCGGCCCGTCCCGATTGGCGACGGACAGTCGGGTGCGCACGGGCGGAACGTGGCGCGGATCGCTGACCCGCTGGCGGCGCATATTAAGGAACTCGCCATAGGTGCGGGCGCCGTTGGCCATCATTTCTTGCTCAAGCCGTCCCGTCGCGTCCTTGATCTTGCCACGTTCATTATCTCCTCGGTCCGTCTTGCGGTTGGACTTGAAGCCGCGCCGCTGGTTGAGATGAAATAATGCCCGCCCGAGATGGGTCAGCGGCAGAGCTTTATCCAAACCAGTTGCCCGCAGTTCATACGGATCAAGCAGCTCCAGCGCTTTGGCTTCTGCCGGTGCGGCGGGCATGAGGCCAGCTTTGGCAAGAACCTTCATCAGCGTCGCACGGCGACGCAGGTAGCGGTCACGGCGGCGGCGCATGGCGCGGGCGGCCCGGCGATCCACG